CATCACCCGGAATTGGGTGCCCGCTCATTTAGTCTCTCAGCGTGCCTTGCGGCTTCGCCCTTGTTGGCATTTCAGCGTTCAAGTCAATTAGAGTAGGTTTTAATGGCGCAATACTCTCAACGCCATAGCAGGTTCCACTGCTTTTGAATAAGAAAATCTCTTGCAGCTTGTGCAGTTCCGACAACCAAAGCTAAATCAGCGGAGAGCCCTTTGGGGTCTCCCTGAGTTCCCTTTATGTCACCCGCAGGGGTAAAATTTTCAGCCGTCAATGGCTGATGCGGATTACCGTCGGATTCTATTTGTGCACCAGCGGTTGGTTCAGGCATGTTCACCTTCCTGTTTCGCTCGCCGTCTAGCATGTGCTGCGACCGCAGCCGCACTCATGTTAGCCCGATGTTCCTCCGAAAACGGACCCATCTTAATGCCCATCTTCGCCTTGCTTAATTTTGCTCGATGCTCAGCAGACTTAGGTTTCCCTCTTCCCGCTAATCGCATCTTCTCTTTCGTCGCTTCACTATGCTTTCGACCTGTCCATATAGCGGCAAGTTTTGCACGATGCTCATCTGAAAATGTTCGATGATAGCCGAACGATCCGCTACCACCCGCTGCGATGTTGTACCCAATCTCTTTGTTTTGAGTTTCCAGCGTTCGAATGAAGAATTGTTCCATCTTGTCGGCTTGCTCTTTATCGAAGGCTTCAACTAGCAACTTGACCACGAATGCCGACTCGCCATATTTTCGAATGGCGTTGTAGAGATGGGGTTTTCGATCCTCCCCGTTCAACAGGGCACGAGTCACATCAGACCGCAAATATCGATCCAGATTCTGGCAGGTTTGCCCAATGTAAATCTTGGAATTCACGGTATTGGTAATCGCATATATGCGCATAATTTACTATACCAGAATCTGGGAATCTTGTCAATAGAGCCCTGCATCAGACAGCGGATCGCAATATCCCGAGGACACCGATTGTTCAGCCTTTACCGCTTCCTGTACAGACATTTCAGGGTGGTCGAGTGCGGCATTCAATGATCGCTGTTTGAACACTTTAGCGTAAGAACCTTTTCCATATAGATGATCGTATTGTTGTTGTGCTTGGCTCGACAGGACAAAGTCAGGAGACGCCGCCTGCTTTTTTCCTTCCATGTCTGCGTACCCAGAAAACTGATCGACCAGAATCGAAAGTGCACTGACTATGTCATCGTGCGTACTGGCGGCAGTTCCAAAATTTGACAACTCGGTATATAGTTCTTCGAGTCCAACGCATTGATTGGCAAAGTAAAGCCTATCGTCGCCCAAGTATCTGAGCACTGGCTTCGCCTTCATATCCTTTGCGTTTTTCTTGTTGCCTTGCCCGAGTGGGACAAATTCAATCGGTACTCGTACACGAAGTTTGTCCATCTCCCGGTAAATCTCTTTGCCCAGCCATTTCACGCCGACCGAATCTTCGATACACATGCGTGAAGGTCTCCACTGGTTTGCGACAGCGGCGATCTTACATGGCAACTCGTACTCGTTCCATCGACCACGCTGGCAGTCGATGACATAGAACCGTCCGCCATAAATCAGAGCAGTCAAGATTACAGTGTAATCCGCCCAATTCTTTGTCGAATAAGCCGTGTCTACACAGGTGACCACAAGCCCAGTCTGTGGCAGCATGTTGGAGTGAATCGTCCTACGATGCAGCAATTCCAACGGAAATTTGACGACGTGAGCCTTCGTCGGATCGTTGAGGTACTTTATTGCAAAACCCTCTACGTCATGACTTTCAGCTTTCAGAAAAGCGTAGGTCAATTGACCGGGAACATTGAACCATAATTCCCAATCGGATTCTATCATCTCCGACTCGACCTTGCCCGACTTTACAGCATTGAGATTCGGCCACCACGCAGGACGCAAGTAGACTTTCGTCTGAACAGGATCGCCATTCTTGAGGCACTTTTCAATGTGCTTCATGTCCTGTCCGTATGTGTCGCAATTATGTGAACAACACCCATCTGCGATATAATTTCCCGTTTCTGTCTGAAAACAGAATACAGGAACTTCTCCGGCAAATGATATCATCTTTATCTTATCTTTTTGAGTCGATATTTGACCGAAAAGACTGTTGGAAATTGATACGAACTTTGTAGGAGAAACTTCCATCAAAAAGCGATATCGCTCTCGCCATCCTCCACGAATAACAAAATCACACTTTTTGGCATATTTTTTATTTTTCGGTTGCTTCCACCGTTCGGTAAACGAAAACCCTAACTCAGATAAAACCCTCCGAATTCGGTCTACTACCGTAGGATTATGCAACGTTTGAGTAATCTTGATCACTCCACTAGGATGTTTAGTGTTCTTCTGAAAACTGCCTTCACCATCAAAAATTCCAGCAAGCCAACCCGCATCGTAAGAATTGTTAGGTATAGTAGGAATCAACATTCTGCGAACAGACTTCATTTCGTGATAAGCGGCTCCTATAGTTTTATATCCGTTAGTATCTTCACTCCACCAACGATGATCTTCTGTCGCAACAACTGACCGACCAGATTCAAAAGTATACCGATTTACGGGACGAACTTCAGATTGACCGAGAGCTAATACTTTTGAAGAACGCAATCGAGCACGTTTTCCCTCTTTTACCCAGCCAACTACTTCATCTCCTATACGAATATCTTTAATCGGTTTCTGAGACCAATCCGCCATAGTAATCAGGGTATCGCCCGCTAAACATTCATCGTACCACGTGCCTATTTTGTCGTAAAAACCGTAGGGCACCTTCATCGCCTTGTGGATGCTGACCTGCCTGTTGACGGCTTTGATACGGTCCACGGTTCTGCTATTCTCGTTTGTGACAACGTCATCTAGTTTCATGACGCCGACGTGCCATCCAGACAAGTTCTGGTCGATGGATGCCGCAAACACCGTGCATTCCTTATCGACGAAGGTCGTCGCAGGCGTTTGAAACTCCTGCTGCGGACCATCATCCTTGGGTATGCAATGCTCAGCGAATAACACCTGAAACATGAACGGCGAACCGTCTGGCACTACCCTTGGCTTAATCGCCTTCTTCGTCGAATACAGATTCTGGCCTTCACAGTCTCCATCATCGAGCGTGAAGTGGCCTTTGATCTCTTTTACGAAGTCAACTGCCAGATCGAGCACGCCGGTGAGGATCATGATGGTAGTTTCCGGCCAGTTGATGATCCACTGGATGCAGTCCGCCATGTCTATCGACGACTTGAAGCCGCCTCTGGGCACGAGCAGTAGCCGCTCCTTCTGATCGACATATTGGGTTGCAAATTCTTTGAAAGTATTGATCAAAGGATTCTTGTGGACGAAAAACTCACAAATCTCCTCATGAGTATTGTGCGTAGTCCCATCGATCCAGATGTAAGTCTTATCGGTCGTATCGCAATACTTTTCCAGTAAATGGCACAATGCGAAAAGATTTGTCTGGGCCATATACCGATACAAAAACATACGCTGCATCGTAAGCGGATCGTCTGTTACAATCCCATAAGCCCGACATACGGCTAAGACTTTGTTCTGATTTGCAGGAGTCAATCGAAAAAAACTGACTGAGGCGTTGTGAGCCATGACTTCGAGCGGCATCTCACGATGCTCGTAGTTCGTATCGTTCTTATGTCGATTGAACCAGATTGCCAGTTGATCTACGGTCACAGACTCCTCCAAAGAAATTTTACTTGCACTCTCCAACACCACCCTTGTAGGCGGGGTTTGAGGTCAGTTCGCCGGGGTAATCCGAATACTTCGTGCTACCCGCACGCTTCTCTCCCGCTCTCGTCCCTTTGAAGGGGCCGGGGCCAGACACACCAACCGTCTGGGGTTTCTGTTTTTGGTTCGGCAAAAGTTCGTTTTTCTCTGCTGTCTTTGCTTTCATGATTTCTCCTATTTCGAGGTAACGAATTTCTTCGACGCCCCGTCAATCTCCCAATGTCCCGTGTTACCTGTTGGGGCGGGAGTTACAACTTCCCCTTTCTTCATGTCGTAAGGGCCGTCGGCAGGTACTACCCCGCCGCCATGCATCTTTCCTATAGTCGGAAACTTTGCATGGACTTTGGCCCGAACAGTTGCCTTTTCTGAAGAAGAACCAAACTGTGACACCCTAGACAACGCATTACGAGCGTGAGCTGCGTCGGGGATTGGATATCCGCCTTTCCCACCTTCTCTTTTAGATGGCAGAGCAAAGGTCTTTGAATTCATTTTCTTTCGTGCTCCGTACGTTAATTTCGCCATAAGTCTCCTATACCGCTGGCGGTGCCATTGGCGGTGCCGCAGGTGCTCCCGCAGGAGCTTCTCCAGGCATGGGCGGTGCCTGTGCTTCCACCGGATTCGCATCTAGGTGATCGTGCAGTCCTGCCATATCGGTCGCCACATGTTCCTCATCGGGGTGATGGGCGGGATGATGATGCTTGTGCACCAGAATATGTTTCCCGTCATGCGACTTCCTAATCTCAATCTTGTGAATGGCTTTTGCGGGCTTTTTTGACGACCTACCCGGAACCATATCGAACATTTTACTATCTGCCATGTTGTCCTCTTTTGGCGTAACCTTTTCGCCTTCGTGTAACTGATAATTTCCCGTTTTCGGAACGTAATCTGTGCCATGCTCAAAACTCCCCAGCGGCTTGATCATTCTGTCTACTGGGATTCGAGTCTCACCGGGTCTGTCGCCGTACTTGGCACCCGGATGAATCTTGTCCACCTGTTGCGGTGGGTTGGCTTTCGGCATTTCAGGTGGTCCGCCTACAGCTTTTTCGTATTCTTCTTCGTTCTGCTTGCGGTTGCCTAGCCCGGATTCTTCTCGACTGCCCGCACCCATCTTAAGAAGTTTCTTAGTTTGGTCTGGCATACTTGTTCTCCAATTCGAGCCAGTGCTCTCTTGCTTTCGTTTCCATTCCATGACCGGGAGAAAAAGGTTCATACAGAGTCTTAAAAATATGTCTGGCTCTGTTGAAAGGTTGCGGAAGTTCTCCGATTGCCCGCATCGCCATAAAGGCCGTCGTCGGGCCACGACTATGGCCAGCGTTGCAGTGTACTAATATCTTTTTTCCCGCCTGAAGCATTTCTGCGACGAACTTTATTCCCTCTTCAAGCATATCCCAAGGGATCATCTCAGGGTCGTCTACGTCGATCAGATTCATTGCGGCGTGATCGCCTTTTCTAACGAATAAATATTGATCATTTTTTGGGGCACCCATCGTCGTGTATCCGAGCATCTCCCGGTGACCATCAGGGCCATCTTTTGCGGCGGTGAGACGAGCATACCCTCGCTTCTTCGCCTCAGGAACGTCCTTGTCGCCTCCAACATATAAATTCGAAATCACCTGTTCCATCAGTTCTCCTCAAACAGTCTGAGATCGAGTGCGTCGAAGGCGTCTTTACAATGCTGACGGAAATGGTTAAAGTCTTCCTTGTTCTTGAAAAGTTTCTTACGAGTCTCGGCTCGCTCTCTGCTGTCATTCCCATAAAACGAACGTTCCTCGCATGGTCGTGATGGAAAGGCGGCACTTCGGATTATGGTAGTCGTCGCATGCTTGATCCGTTTGTTTCTCGAATCCGGACCCCTCACGCAACTCATAATATCCCAAAGTTGGGCGCTATACGATTGCCCGCTTAACATCTTTTCAATCGCTCTCAGAGCGCCACGAAGCGTAGATGGCGTCATATCGTTCTCTCCCCCACTTAGCGATGAACTCTTTCTTGGTCAAAGTCGCTATGTCCCATTCGATATCTGTGACGTTTCCTGGTCCCGCAGGCGCAGAAAATCGAGGCGATTGGAATTGACAGCCGTTCATTGCGCCACCACGATATTCTTTGCCGCCGCAGCCTGTGCCGCCGCCATTTGTTGAGCAGCGACTTGCTGGACGAACTGGCGCAGACTGAGGTTCACGAAGTCCGTTGCGAACTGAATATGCATGTCCGTGAGGATCATCGAAAGACCTTTATACTTCCAGACCTTCGAAAAGTTCTTCACATCGTTAGACGTTACTTGAGGTATCTGCATTTTTAGTCGCTCCTCCCTGAAATTTTGTTCGAAGTTCTGCGAGTACGGCATCGTCTGAGGAAGATGAAACATGTACT